TTAAAGATTTAGACTACAGCGACAAGTGAACATTCAAATCCAAGATATTGCTCAAACGTGGCTTGCCGTCTACGAACCGCCGCCACGGGTAACAGTTTCAGAGTGGGCAGACCAATATCGGTTTCTTTCGCCGGAGTCATCAGGGCAGCCGGGAAAGTATTCTTCTGACCTAACGCCATACGCTCGCGAATGGATGGACTCAATTAACGACCCGGAAGCAACTGGGACTGTGCTGATGGTGGGGGCGCAATTAGGAAAGACTGAAGTTCTAAACAACATGATTGGGTATTTTGTTGATGTGGAGCCGTCACCGATGCTGATGGTGCAGCCGACGATTGAGATGGGTGAAGCATGGTCAAAAGAGCGACTTGCACCGATGTGCCGAGACACGCCAAGAATCAAGGACAAGATTGCAGACGTGAAATCGCGCACTAGCGGCAACACAATTCTGCACAAGACCTTTCCGGGCGGCAACTTGGCGATTGCTGGAGCTAATGCCCCGGCTGGCTTGGCATCACGTCCAAGGCGAGTTGTGTTATTGGACGAAGTTGACCGCTACCCGGTAACAGCAGGAAGCGAAGGTGACCCGTCAAGCTTGGCTATAAGACGAACAGAAACATTCTGGAACGCTGTTATCGTAATGACATCAACGCCGACCGTAAAAGGCCGGAGCAGAGTCGAGAGTGAGTTTGAAGCAAGCGACCAAAGGCGATTTCACGTTGAATGCCCAGAATGCGGCTATTCTCAAAGCCTTAAGTGGGTAAACGTGCAATGGGAAGCGGAAGACGGAAGTGATGCGTGGCTGCAATGTGAAGGCTGCAAAGCAAAGCTTACCGATGAACAGCGCATTGAGATGGTTAAATCAGGCAAATGGGTGCCAACTTACCCGGAACGCACAAGCCGGGGCTATCATTTGCCCGGAATTGCATCACTTTTCCGGCACAAAAAGGGTTATAAGTCGCGGTTACACCAAATGGCTGCTGACAATATCAGAGCCAAAAAATCAGGAAAAGAGACGCTAAGAACGTGGATAAACACGTTTTTAGCTGAAACTTGGGAAGATGAAGGCGAAAGTGTGGCATGGGAGCCGTTAATGCAACGCCGGGAAGATTGGGGTGACTTTCCGAAAGATGCGCTTATCCTTACCGCTGGCGTTGATATTCAAGGTGACCGCTTTGAAGTCGAGATTGTTGGCTGGGGAGAAGGGGAAGAGTCTTGGAGCATTGACCACTACAACGTCATGGGTGATTTTAACTCACCAGACACACAGGCCGCGCTTGATGAGATACTGCAAAAGAAGTTTACACACCCAAGCGGGGTGGAGCTGCCAATCACTTGCACGTTTATCGACTCCGGTCACAAAACCAAGGCAGTCTATTCATTTACCAAGCCAAGAGAAGGCCGGAGAGTTTACGCTTGCAAAGGAATGGGTGGCCCGGGTGTGCCGTTAGTTGGAAGGCCGACAAGAAGGGGGGCAGAGAGAGCCGCACTGTTTAGCGTTGGAACTGACACGGCTAAGGAATTGACCTACTCAAGACTTTCACTCGGTGAGAAAGGAAGCGGCTTTATGCACTTTCCAAATGACCGACCAGAAGATTGGTTTCGTCAGCTAGTTAGTGAGACAAAGGTAACACGCTACAAAAATGGTGTGCCATACACACGTTTTGAGAATCCAAGCAAAGCACGGAACGAAGCTCTTGACATCCGAGTCTATGCAACTGCCGCATTGTCATTAATGCGAGTGAACTGGGATAAGCTCAAGCAAAGCATTCAAGACCCACCAAAGAAAAAAGCCGCAAAACCTAAAAAGAATGCCCGTGGAAAGAAAGGTGGATGGGTGAATGATTGGTAGAGTTTGACATTTAGTCAAATTCAATGGCCGACAAAACTGACGAAGAAAAGCTGACTGCAGCGTTGGCGATGATTACCAAGATAGAGACAACTCTTGGAACACTTTATGAAAAGACGGCTAGTGCAACCAGCTTTGGAGACCAAAGTTTGACACTTGCAAGCATCGCTGATTTGGAAAAGAGCCGTGACCGTTGGAGACAAGAAGCGGAAACATTGAAGGCATCAGTCAACCGTCACCGAAAAACTTTGAAAATTCAATTCAGATGATTCAATATCTTAAGCGCAAATTCTCGCAGCCTAAAACAGCCGTTCGCAGATTTAACGCCACCCAGTCAAGCCGTTTGACGCTCGACTGGATTACTGCTTGTTTGTCGCAGGATGGTGAGCTTAAAGGCCAGCTTCCGATTCTTCGTGACCGCTCGCGTGACTTAGAAAGAAACAATGAATGGGTAAAAGGTTTCTTGCGTAGTCTTGAGAACAACACACTTGGAGAAAAAGGTGTATCTTTACAGGTAAGGGCAAAAGAAGCTAATGGACAGCTTGACGAAATCGCAAACAATATAATTGAGCGGGCTTGGAAGCAATGGAGCAAAGTCGGCAACTGCGAAGTCACAGGGCGACACTCATGGATTGACGTTCAACGCTTAATTCTTCGTTGCATTGCCCGTGACGGTGAAGTGCTGATTCGGATGATTAAGAAAAGCACTGGGTTGTGCTTACAGATTCTTGAAGCCGACTTGCTTGATGATAGCTACAACGCCCGGGCTGATAACGGCAACGAAATCCGCTTTGGTGTCGAGCTTGATTCATACCGCCGCCCGGTTGCATATCACCTTCTCGGCAACCATCCCGGTGACTCACAATTCAACGCTGATTTTAAACGCCGCATTAGAGTGCCAGCCGAAGAAATCATTCACCCGTTTAAAACAGAAAGACCAGAGCAAAGCCGGGGAATCCCTTGGCTTGTCTCATCAATGAACAGGCTTAAAATGTTAGACGGCTATGCAGAAGCGGAACTTGTTGCAGCTAGAACCGGGGCCGCAAAAATGGGCTTTTTCACCAAAGCAACACCTGACGGGTGGACAGGGGAAATTGATGATGACGGCAACTTGCCTGTTGATTCATCCCCGGGAACAATCGAAGAACTTCCTGCTGGCGTAGATTTCAAAAGCTGGGACACCAACCACCCAAATTCTGGCTATGGAGATTTCGTCAAATCTTGCCTTCGTGGAGTCGCTACTTCTCTCGGCATTAGTTACAATGCTCTTAGTAATGACTTGGAAGGAGTGAACTACTCAAGCATTAGAGCTGGGCTAATTGAAGAGCGCGAAGTCTGGAAGGCAGTGCAGCGCATGATGATTGACCACGTTCTTGAGCCAGTGTTTGAAGCGTGGCTTGAAGTCGAGCTTCTTTCTGGCCGCCTTGGTTTGCCATTCGACAAATTCTTTAAGTTTAATGCTCCAGAATTTCGGGGACGCCGTTGGGCTTGGGTTGACCCCAAGAAAGACATGGAAGCCGCTGTTCTTGCAATGCGTAACCGCATTAAACCACTTCGCGACATTATTGCCGAAGCCGGGGATGACATCTATGACGTGCTTGCGAAGGTTAAAGAAGATGAAGAACTTGCTGCAAGCTATGGCTTGAAATTAGACCCTGACCAAATTGACAATTCTGAGATTGTCGATGAGCCAGAAGAAGGTTGAAGAACTATCACACCGCTCCTTTGAATTAAATCAACGGGCTATTAACGAAGACGACCGCACAATTGAAATTGCGTTTTCTTCTGAAGCTGAAGTAGAGCGCGGTTATGGCACCGAAGTGCTAGACCACCGCTCTGAAAGCGTTCGCCTTGACCGTCTAAACAACGGCGGTGCTTTCCTAATGGAACACAACCGCAACGACCAGATTGGTGTTGTAGAGCGGGCATGGATTGACGACGACAAAAAAGGCCGTGCAGTTGTTAAGTTTTCAAAGTCGGCAAGAGCCGAAGAGATTTTCCAAGACGTAAAGGATGGCATTCGCCGATTGGTTTCGGTTGGCTATCGCATTTACGATATGGATTCTGAGAAGTTAGACGGAGGACGGGAGTCTATCCGCGCGACTGATTGGGAGCCGTTTGAACTTAGCTTGGTAAGCATCCCCGCAGATGACTCCGTTGGTGTCGGCAGGGCGATGAAAAACGAACAAACGGAAAACCAAAATTTAAAAACTGAAAATATGTCCGAAAATAACGACATCCCATCGGCTCCCGAGCAACGCTCCGTGGAGGTAATTAACGAAGCTCCCCGTGTTGACATCAACGCAGAGCGTCACAGTGCTGTTTCTGCCGAGCGTAGCCGCATCGCAAACATCCAAGCAGTTGCCGAGCAAGCTAAAGAGCGCGGCATCAGCCTTGATGTAAGCAAAGCTGTTGCTGAAGGTGTATCTGCTGACGATTTCCGTCAGGCCGCTTTTGATAAGGTTTGCGAAAAGAAAGCTGAGTTTGTCCCGGCTGACCTCTCCAAGTCTGAAAAGCGTGACCTTGGCCGTTTTGACCTTGGTACTGCTCTCCGCGCTCACTACTCCGGTTCTAAACTGGAAGGTGCAGAGCGTGAAGTTGTTGAAGAAGGAATTCGCGAAGCTAAGAACGCTGGCATCGGTCAGTCTCGCGGCATCATGCTTCCTTCTTTCTACGTCAACAAGCGTGACATGCTTGCCGGAACTGCAACCGCTGGCGGCCACACTGTTGCAACTGATAAAGCTGGACTTCTTGATGATTTCTTTGCTTCATCGGTAATGAACAACCTTGGTGCTACTGTTCTTACCGGACTGACTGGCAACCTTGATATTCCTATTCTTGCTGCTGGAAGTGCTGCTGGTGGAAAAACTGAAGTTGCTGCTGCTTCTGAAGTTACTCCAACCACTTCACAGTTAAGCCTGACTCCTAAGCGTCTTCCTGCATTTATCAACATCAGTGACCAGCTTATGAACCAGTCTTCTTCTGCAATTGAAGCAATGCTTCGCGGACACTTGACTGCTCAGATGCTTGAGACTCAAGAAAAGGCATTCTTCCACGGTGGCGGAACCAACGAAGCAAACGGCGTTGCTGATGCTTCTGGAATTGGTGACGTTGTTGGTGGAACTGCCGGAGCCGCTCCTGATTATGCTGACATCGTTGCTCTTGAGGAAAAGGTTGATGCTCAGAATGCACTTCAAGGTGGCCTTGCTTACGTTACAAACGGCCAAATCCGTGCGAAACTTAAGCAGACCAGCAAGCAGAGTTCTGGCGTGGAAGGCAACTTCATCATCTCCGATGCAAGCCCGAACACAATTAACGGATACCGCGCTGAGTTCACCAACGCAGTTAGCCGCACATTGACCAAAGGAGGTTCATCAGTTTGTTCTGCAATCTTCTTTGGTAACTTCAGCGACTATGTAATTGGCTACTGGGGCGGACTCAACCTTGAGCTTCTCCGCGACAGTGCTAACGCCAAGACCGGCTTGCACACCTTGGTTGCTAACACCTACTATGACGGTGGTGTTCGCCGTCCTAAGTCGTTTGCCGCAATGCTCGACGCACTGGGTGCATAATTAGCCAAAGCGCAATAACAATCACAAGGGCGGTGGGGTTAATCCTCACCGTCCTTTTTTGACTTTTGGGAAAGAACATGAAGAATCTGGAAATCATCGAATCTTGTTTTGTAAAAGGTGAGCCTGTCGAACCCGGAGCAATCCTTGAAAACGTAGACAACAGCGTAGCTTCTCAATTACTTGTAAGTGGCAGAGCAAGAATTGCACCAAAGGCCGAGCCAAAACCAAAAGCCGAGCCAAAAAAGAAAGCTGCAAAAAAAGCAGCCAAGAAAGCAGCCAAGAAAGCAGCCAAAAAGATAGATGCAGACGGCGATAGCGAATAGCATTAAAGATGCTTTTGTGCAGCACCGTGCTGATTACGGTGTGAGCATTACCATTGACGGTGAGACCGTTACGGCAATTGTGTCAGAGTCGCAGTTTGCCCGGGAGCTAATGGAAGGCGGCTTTGCTGACGAAGGTGATATTGAAGTAAAAGTTTTACTTTCTGACCTGACTCAAATTCCAAGCCTTGGAAAGCCCGTGTTATTCCGCTCAAGAAACTTCAGAGTTTCAAGAGTCGGGACACAACCCGGGGCATTGGTTGGGGAAATAAGCTGCCGCCCGGCCAAGCGTTAAAGAAGCTCAAGCAACCGCTTTAAATCTTTTGTGTCAGCCCGTAGTGCTGCACGTTCGTCTTCATCCATTGCTGGCAGTGTTTTCCTTAATACGGAAAGTAACCGGGTGAGATGCACAATGTAGTTATCAGAGCCAAACTTGCGCTTTCTCCCTTCATACTCTTCCTTTGTTATCAACCTTGGCTCTTTAGGTGAGCATGAGATTGAAAGTTTAAGAATCTTCTTTG